TATTAAAAAAAGACGTGCTAGAAAAAAAGACGGCACATTTAAAAAAGATGATAAAAGTACACCAAATATTAACGAAGCGTGGGAAGAAGTAAATGGCTAAATTTGTATTTAATGATGGTAAAGTATTTAGTGGTGGTTACGACTTATCAGACCACGTAACTAGCGTAAACCTAGAAATAATGTCAGAAGAACTAGACGCTACAACAATAAACAGTGGGGGCTTTAGAGAGGTTTTAGGGGGGTTACGCGATAGTAGCTTAACAATGGACGGCTTTTATGAAGCTGGGGCAAATAAACCAGACGCTTTACTTGGTGCTTTTGTAGGCAACGAATTGATTGTTACAACAGTACCAGAAGCAGGTGTAGGCAATACAGCTTACTTTATGAAATCAAGATTGTTTAGTTATCAAATGTTTGGTGCAGTAGGCGAGATAGCACCATTTAGTATTTCAAAATCACAATCAGACGACGAAGTGGTTCAAGGCAAAGTAGAAATAGACGGTGCATTAACTGCTACTGGTAATTCAACCGGGGTACAGTTAGGTGCAGTTGGATCTACAGAAAAAATATATGTGGCTATACATTGTACTGCTGTTAGTGGTACATCAACACCAACAGTTACGTTTAAATTACAATCAGATGACAACGCTAGTTTTACAAGTCCAACTGATGTAATAACCTTTAGCGATATAACTGCAATAGGTGCTGATTACCAAAGTGCAGCAGGTGCAATAACTGATGACTACTTTAGATTAAATTACACAATATCTGGAACATCACCAAGTTTTTCTATACACGCAACAATCGGTATAGAATAACACACACAACTTAACTTCTTTACTAAACTATAAAATTAAGTCTGAAAGGAGTTTACATTGGCAAAATTTGTTTTAACAGACGCTAGTGTTACCTTGAACAGCGTTGATCTATCAGACCACGTTTCAAGTGTTACATTAGATATTACAGCTGAAGAAATAACGACTACTGCTATGGGTTCAACACACGTTGAAAGAACAGGTGGTTTAAAGTCAGGACAACTTAGTATTGAGTTCCTACAAGATTTCGCAGCTTCAGAAGTTGACGCTACATTATTCCCATTACTTGGAACTACAACATCATTTGTTGTAAAACCAACAAGTGGTGCAGTAAGTGCAACTAACCCAAGTTATTCTGGAAACGTGCTTGTAAATCAACACATACCAGTAGCTAACGCAGTTGGTGAACTTGCTACTATGTCCGTTGCGTTCCCAACTTCTGGAACAATTACTAGGGCAACTTCGTAATGGGTAATATGGTCGTCGTAATGCAAGACGGCACGAAGTACGAAGTAAAGATTAAACCAGCTGATATTGTACAGTTTGAACGCAAATTTAATATACCAGTGTCCAAGCTAAATGAAGAACAACGTTATGAGTGGTTGTTGTATTTGGCTTGGCTTGGTGCAAAAAGAAATGGCGTTACAGAAGATTACGATACTTGGATTGGTTTAGTTGAAGAACTAGACATTACTGGATCAAGTGATAATTTAAAAGCGTAACCGGGTTTATAGACTTAATTGCAGCAATAGCAATAGAAACAGGAATAAATCCACAAGAGATAGCAGAACTTGATATGGAAATGTTTGACGCATTAGTAAGGGTTATAAACAAGAAATACGAAAAGTAATATGGCAAGAACATTTAAAAAAACCGATTTAGCAATAGACAATAGCGAAGTTAGGGATATTGTTAAAGAATTAAAACAGTATGGTAAAAAAGATGTTCTAAAAACGTTGGCAAAGTTTCATAGAGAGATAGCCAAAGAACAATTAGCAGATAGCCGTACACTTGGACGTAAACAACCAGTACCTAAAGCAAATCGTTCAGCTATGGGTTTTACTGCTTCTGGTACACGTACTGAAGCAAAGATAAATATTAAAACAAGCGATAGATACCCAAGTGCGTTATCTATGGAGTTTGGTCGTAGGTTTCAATATGTACCAACTAGAAGTGGTAAAACAAGGGCTATAACAGCTTCAGAAGTAGGTAGATTACCTTATTCAAGACCGGGTGCTAAGTTCTTATACAGAAAATGGATTGGTAACGCAAGAGATCGTGGGGATAGTTCATTTACCAAACTAGGCAAACAAGGTTACGTAGTAGGTAAAACTATAAGTAGAAACCAAAAAGAAATACTTGAAACATATAACGACAAAATGTATGACGCATTAGTAAAGGCAATTAAATAATGGCATTTGAGAAAAAAGTATCAATAGCAATAATTGGTAAAACAGATCAGTTTGTTAAATCATTAACAAAAGGACAGAAAGCATTACAAGGTTTAGGTAGTGCTGCAAGTGCTATTGGTAAAACAGCAGCATTAGGATTAGGTGCTATTGGTGTTGCAGCTGGAACTGTTGGCAAAGAAATGGTTGATTTGGCTTCAGAAGCTAAAGAAGCTGAAGCAGCGTTTCAAGCTACATTTGGGGACGCAATACCAGAGTTCGGTACATTTATTGAAGACTTTAGTAAAAAAGCTGGATTAGCTGAATTTGAATTACAGGATTTACTTAAAACAACAGGTATGGTTCTACAAGGTATTGATATGTCTGCTGAAGCTAGTGTTAATTTTTCTAAAGATTTATCTGTATTAGCAGGGGACGTCGCAGCGTTCAACAATGTCCAAGGTGGAACACAACCAGTTCTTGAAGCTATGACTAAAGCGTTACTTGGTGAACGTGAAAGTCTTAAAACCTATGGTATTGCTATATCTGAAGCTGAAGTACAAACACAGGCATTTGCTATGACCGGGAAAACTGCTGCTAGTGAATTAACAAAACAAGAGAAAGCACAAGCAACATTAGAACTGATTACAAGAAAATCAGCAGTTACACAAGGTTACTTAAACGCAGAACAGGAAAGTTTTGCTACTAAATCTAAACAAGCACAAGCAAAAATAAAAGAATTAAAAGCTACACTTGGTGCAGAACTATTACCTATTGTTGAACAGTTACTACCGGTAATTATTGATATGGTTCAAGAGATCGGGCCAAGTCTTGTTTCTGCAATTAAAACAGTTGCACCATTTGTAAGTTCTATTGGTCAATTATTTGCTGATTTAGCACCACCAATAATTGCAATCATAACGTTGCTACTTAACTTATTAGCACCAGCATTTAGAAAGTTTACAGAAATAGTTAATAAATATATCGCACCATTTTTAACTAACCTACCAAAGAATTTTGAAAATATGATTAACAGGATTATTGACAGCTTAAATAAATTTATTAGAACAATAAATGGTTTTGCAAGTAAAGTTGGTGGAATACTTGGCAAGATAGGTATAAACATAGACTTACCTAAATTAAAAGAATTTGAACGTGTATCATTTGGTTTTGCTGATAATCAAGTTAAATCAGTTGTTGCACAAGAAGTTGAAGATCCAGCAAAAACATTAGCAGCACTTACAACACAACAACAAACAGCACAAGCAGGACTTAATCAAGCAGTTGGTGCAGGTTTAACAGTAAACTTTAATGCAGCTGTAACTAATCCAGAAGACGCTAAGAACGTAGTTATACAAGGATTAAAAGAGTTTAACAGAACCAATGGTGCATTAAATAGAGTTATAACAATACAATAATGGCACAACCAACAGTACGTGTTCGCATAGGTTTTACACAAAACACATTTACATTAGATGACTTAGTTCGTGGTGTTTTAGACAGTGCAGAACTAGGTGGTGCTGTAACACTTACAGACGTAACAAGTGATGTACAAAGTGTCAGTATTAGCCGTGGTAGATCAAGAGATTTAGACACATTTACTACTGGTAGTTGTTCAGTACGATTATTAAATAATACACGTAAATACGAAAACACCAATACATCAAGTCCATATTCACCGGGTATTGAACCAATGATTGCTATACACGTGGACGCAACAACAGACGGTGGCAGTACATATAAGGATTTATTTGTAGGGTTTGTAACAGATATAAACCTAAGTTATCCAGACCAATCAAACTCTTTTGCAGATTTTGTAGCTTCGGACGGATTTATGAAGTTAGCTAACACTAGCTTGATAAATGCTTCATTTAGCAGTACAGATAGTGGAACGTTAGTAAGTAATGTATTAGACAACGCTAACGTTAAGTTCGGTGCAGAACGTGATATTGAAACAGGAATATCTACAATGCAATCATTAAGTGGTATTAGTGAAAACACATTATCTGTTTTACAAAATATTGAACGTAGCGAAAATGGTTTATTATTTATGTCTAAAGACGGTAAATTAACGTTTAGATCAAGACACACTACGTTCCCAAGCACACCAGACGCTACATTTAGTGATGACGGTTCAGATATACCTTACTTGCGTGTAGATTATATCAATGATGACAATGAAATATTTAACGTAGTTTCTTTAACAAGAGAGGGTGGATCTACACAAACAGTAGAAGATGTTGGTTCACAAGGTAAATATTTGATTAGAACATTAAGTAGAAGTGGATTATATAACGATAGCGATAGTGAAGTTAATGACGCAGCAAACTTTTTACTTGGTAAATTTAAAAACGCTTTAATTAGATTTGATAACCTAATTGTTGATTTAACAGAAGCTACAACAGGAAACCAAAATAGTATATTAGATCGTGAAGTTGGTGATGTGGTCAAAGTAGAACTTACACCACCCGGTAGTGGTAGTCCAGCACAAATAACTTCAAATGAGATTATTGACAGTATTAGCTACAACATTACACCAGACATATTTAGTTGTTCATATAAGCTATCTAATGCAGACGTACAAGCGTTTATGCGACTAGATAACACATTATTTGGTGTATTAGACACAGATAAGTTAGGTTATTAATGACACATACAATTAAACTAAACAGAGAAAGGATAAACTAAAAATATGGCAAACGGATTTAAAGTTTTTGCAGTTGGCGAAGTCTTAACAGCAGCAGATGTAAATGATTACTTAATGGAACAATCCATATCAATATTTGCAGACGCAACAGCAAGGGACGCACAAATAACAAGTCCAATAGAGGGTATGTTTTGTTATTTAGCAGATACCAACGAATTACAATTTTACAATGGATCAGCGTGGGCAGGTTATATTGGCGAGGGCGATATTACCGGGGTTACAGCTGGTTTTGGTCTTAGTGGTGGTGGAACATCTGGTGCAGTAACGTTAGATGTAGATATTAATGGACAATCATCAGTTACAGCAGCAACCGGGGACGAACTATTAATTGCAGACGCAAGTGATAGCAATAATATAAAAAAAGTTACAGTACAATCTATTTTAGATCAAGGTGGATTTGCTGATATAGGTTTAATAATCGCATTAGGATAGGAAAGGAAATATGGCTAATACATTTAAAAACGCTTATTTGGACGTAACTAGCACTAATACAGCTATTTATACCAATAGTTCTGGTGGTACAGCAATTATATTGACATTACGTATTACTAATGTTGATGGTGCTGCTGATGACACAATTACAGCTGATGTTGTTGATGGAACTTCTGGAAATGCACGTATAGCTTATACAATAAGCGTACCAGCTGATAGCACAATAGAACTAGCAGGAACTTCTAAATTAGTTTTAGAAAATGGCGATAGTATAGAACTAACAGGTGGTGCAGCTTCTGGGGATCTAGAAGCATTTGCAAGTATTTTAGAAATAACCTAAAGGAGTTCAAATGCCTTATGGTTATCTAGGACAAAATCAACCTAATCAAACTGTATCTAATAGTGGTGTCTTTTCTATTACTGATGTAGCTGAACTTCAATCACAAGGAAAACTTGGTGGAAGTTTAGAACTTATTGAGGAAATTAATCCAAGTTCAGCAAGTTCAGTTGAATTTACAAACATAAAAGAAAATAAATTTGATGTACATTTTTTAAATTTTTATGTTGAAACAACAGGTAGTCCAAAAGTTT